ATGCACTGCAAAACTCAAGGGTATATTAAATTTATAAATTCTTTAGTTACATTTGATTGTTATATTGATATTGATGGAACTATTAAACCGAACGAAAAATGAAAAAAGTATTAATAGCTTGTGAAGAAAGCCAAGCAGTTACAATTGCATTTAGAAAATTAGGATTTGAAGCATATAGTTGTGATATTTTACCTTGCACTGGAGGACATCCCGAATGGCATTATCAACAAGATATATTTGAAGTAATAGATAAAGGTTGGGATTTAATGATTGCTCATCCTCCTTGCACTTATCTTTCAGTTAGTGGAGCAAAGCACCTTTACAATAAAGATGGCAGTCCTAACGAAGAAAGATATAATAATCAAAGAAAGGCTTTACTTTTTGTTAAAAAATTAATGGATGCAAATATTACAAGTATTGCAATTGAGAATCCAATTAGTGTAATATCAAGTAAACTATGCAAGCCTGACCAAATAGTTCAGCCATATTGGTTTGGGGATTCAGCAAGCAAAAGCACTTGTTTATGGCTTAAAAATCTTCCTAAATTAGAGCCAACTGATATGGTCGATAAAGGACAGTTTAAAGAATGGATTGGTAAGAATGGTAAAATTAAAAAACAACCTATGTGGTATTATGAAGCTTTACAAAAAGCAAAGACTACCGAAGAGCGTAGAGGATTAAGAAGCAAAACATTTCAAGGCATAGCAGATGCAATGGCTGACCAATGGGGAAAGTATATTTTAAACCAACAATAAAATGAAAAGAAAACTAATTTATGGAACTGCACTAGCATTAATTTGCTATGCTTATTTTTACGCTCTGAAAAATAAACAGACAATAGAAAAAAAATCAGAGCCAAAGTGGGTATTCGGAATTTCCGAATCTGAGGATATTTACACAGATACTATTGATTTAAGTTTATACACAAGTCACGGAAGATTAAAATATAACAAAAATGACAACTAAAAAAACAAAGTTAAGCCTGGAAACTGATGGCAAAATTATTTCGGTTGAGTTTGACCATATTGATGTTGACTTGGATGACTATTTTCAAGCGCTTAAAACTTTAGTAATTGGTGCAACATTTACCGAAACTCAGTTTGAGCATTGGATAATTGATGAGGCTGAAGTGATTAGTGAATATCTGCATAACCAAAAATAGAATTTACAAAAAGCATACAAATTGTAAAATATCTTTAATGTTATTGTTGGAAAATTCCGTCATTAAATGAGAAAATGTTACATAGTGAGGGTAATATCCGACAAATTATGTCACAAAATTTAATATAATTGTGACACATTTATATGCCAAATTCTATAATATGCTCAATTTTAAGTATTTTATATGCACAAAGGTATAATTTACGCACAACATGGTTTTATAATTAACCCACTAAAAAATGAAGAAAATTAAATTAATGCACTACCAGCTAGATGGTGAAATATGTATTGTAGATTATAACGATTTAAAAGTTTCCTATTATGGAAACAAAGGTCATCACTACAATTTACTAGGAGCGGTAAGCGATAGGATTGAGGCATTCTTAATGCGTAGAAATTGGAGTAAGATTTCAGCCGATACATTTGCCAAATTGAAGTTAGATATTGATAATGTCAAAGCATGAGGAACGAACACGAACACAAACTTCAGGTGGCAATTTGCAAATGGTTAGACTGGACTCAGGACTTTTACTATTATGCGATACCAAACGGAGGTGCAAGGCATAGGCTTGTTGCTATCAAATTAAAGATGGAAGGAGCAAAGGCTGGAGTGGCTGATATGTTTTGGATGGTTTCAAATAAACGATGGAAAGGATTATTTGTCGAGGTCAAGATTGAGAAAGGAACTCAGCAACCAAATCAAAAAGCATTTGAGCAGATAGCCATTAATCACGGTTATTATTATGCAATTGTAAGATCGATTGAAGACTGCGAGAGTTTAATTCGAAGATTTAGATTAGATGAGATTTGAAAGATAACCATTTAAGTGCTATCAAATGGATTACAATGAGATTACAACGACCTACGATTCAAGTAGTTATCGACTGCGCTACCTATCACGACTTGAATTATAGCCTTGAAATAAACCTAAATCGAATTAAAATGGAAAGCGGTGCTTCATATCCAGCATACCGACAAACAAAAAAAATTAAGGATTATTTGGAATTGCACGGATTATAATGTAAACTTTGCAAATGGAAAAGATTAATTATCAAGGAGTTATAAAAGAAGAGGTCAATCATCCTGAGCATTATCAGGGAAATGGCATAGAGGTCATTGACATAATTGATGCATTCGACCTTAATTTTAATCTTGGCAATTCAATTAAATACATACTTCGAGCTGATAAAAAAGGATTTAAAAAGAAAGATTTAAGTAAAGCAGTTTGGTATTTAAATCGGGAACTCGAAAAGTGGAAAGGTTAATTTGGGAAGCCATTGCGGTTGGAATAATCGAGGTGGCTTTTATCGTTTATTTTATTTTTGAGATAATCAGAAAATCAAAGGAATGACCAGGTCGCAAATCATTGAGGAACTTTACAATTCAAAGGAGATTAAACAAGCCTTGATGAAAATGCAACCAGCAAATCTGAGGGAAGAATTAAAGCAAGAAATGTTTTTAAATCTTTGCTCAATTTCAGAAGACAAATTTTGGTCGATATACAATAACAACGGAACGAGTGGATTAAAATATTGGTTGGTCAGATGTATGCTAAATATGATTTATAGTACTGGAATGAATCAACCATTCTTTAGGCATTTTAGAGCCAAGTTTGAAAGCATAGATGAGGTTCACGAATTAGTGCAGATTGAAGACGAATCAAAGGAATACAAAGAAAAGCTATTTAATCGAGTGGAGGTAGCACGAAAAGAATTAAGCTGGTATGAAGATATGCTACTTGATACATACGTTGAATTGAATTTTAATCAGACTGAGATTTCGAGAAAGACTGGCATACCATATATGTCCATTGTCAAAACAATTTCAAACATTAAAAAGAAGATAAGGGATGAAGCCTGATGAGAAAGCAAAAAGTTTGTTGATTAATTCCCTTTATTTTTGTGGTAATAAAGCACTTGCTTTTGAATTAGCTTTGTACATTTGTTCATTATTACTTGAGCAGAAACTAAAGGCAGATGACCAGGCATATTGGAGTTTAGTTAAGGACGAAATTTACCAAACAAATAGATGATAACTATAATCGCAGCCGTTTCCTTTGCAGTCTTTTTTACGATGACAAATCTTTATCAGTCATTCGGACTAAACTTTAAGCCGTTTAGTTGCACTCCTTGTCTAAGTACCTGGAGCTCAATCGTTTTAATTGTCGTTCCTTTGCAGTTCCAAGAATGGATTGCAATTGTTTTTAGTTCAGGAATATTAGGTGCAGTCATTTATCGATTAATTAATAAACTATGACCGAGCAAGAAATAGCATTTATAGAAGCCAATATTATAAACTTTGAGGCAGTTGCTTTAGGGTTTACTAAAAACATAGAAAGAGAAATACTTGAGGAGTATGCGAATTTATATCGTAAATATGTCAACAAGGATTTTAATTTCAATTCGTGGTGTGGCTCTTGCGTCTTTGATATGCTTAAAAGATTGTCAGCACATTACGAAGGATTAAAGTATATTGCCAAACTCAACCAACCAAAACCAAACGATGTCCAAACTAAGAATCTGCGCAGTCGGAAGTAGACATTCAGGAGTTACTTACCATCGCCTGGCATTGCCTTTGTCGGTAATGCAAAAGGAGTACTGCATTATCACAGATACGATGACCGAAGAGATGCTTATTGAGAAGTCAATAAACGTGGTTGTCGTTAATCGTTTTTGTGAATTGATACCATTGCCTGAATTATTAAAATGGAAGGCTAAGATTGGCTTTAAATTGGTTGTGGATATTGATGACTATTGGGAATTGTTTAGCCAGCATTTATCTGCGCCTACATATCGGTCTTTAGGAGTAACTCAAGTTATTAAGAATTATATCAAGGTAGCTGATATTGTTACGACAACTCATAACCGATTGAGGATTGAGATAGTAAAGATTAATCCTAATTGCTTTGTTTTGCCTAATGCTTTGCCATTTGACAAAGACCAATTTACTGCGACAAGAAATGTAAACGAATTTGTTAACATTGCACATACGGGGAGCATAACTCATTTTCCTGATATGAGGCAATTAAAGAATCCGATTAGAGAATTAGCCAAGTCAAAATCATTTAAGGAGTCAACACGAATGCTTCTATGTGGATGGAATAAGTTTAATGAATTTCATTGGAAACAGATGGGCGATTGGTTTACTGCTGGCGAGAAACTAAACTATAAAATTCTTGAATCAATGCCAGTAGATTTATATATGAATTTTTATAACGAGGCTGATATATTATTAACTCCTTTATTAGATAATAAATTCAATCGATTAAAATCAAATCTAAAGGCATTAGAAGCTGGTGCTAAACGGATTCCAATAATGGCTATTAAAAGAGCGCCATACGATGACATTCCAACGGTGTGTTGGGTTGATAATTGGGAACGAGATATTAAACGAATGGCATTTAGTTCACAAATGAGAACGGATTTTGGCGAGTCAAATGCCGAATATGTACGGGAACATTATGACCTATTTAAAATTAATGAAGATAGATTTGCTATTTATTCTAAACTAATAGAATAAGATGCCAGTAATTAAATGTTCAAATTCGAAATGGCGCATCGGGAACGGTGCTTGTATTTATGAAACGGAAGAAAAAGCAACTGAAGTATGGAAGGCTATATTGGCAAGCGGAGAATACCGTGCAGATATTAACAAGGTTTCTTTTGATTTCGATGACACATTGTCTACGGCAAGAGGTCAAGAGATTGCGAAAAGGGTTATCAGGGAAGGTAAAGAAGTTTATATTATAACCAGGAGAAATGAATACAATTCGGCTGAGGTTTATCGTATGGCTGAAAGATTAGGGATATTAAAGTCAAGAGTTTATTTTACTAATGGACAATACAAATGGATGACAATTAAACGTTTAGGTATTGGAACTCATTACGATAATAACCAAAAGGAGATTGATTTAATTAAGATTAATACCGATACGAAAGCAATGAAATTTGCATTTGTAGATTCTTACAATGATTATCCTGAGGCAGCGGTTAATAATGCTAAACGTGCTTTAAAATGGGCAGATGAAAATGGTTGGGGAGAATGTGGAACTCCAGTAGGTAAAGCAAGAGCAAATCAATTAGCAAATAAAGAGAACATTACAAGGGATACGATTGCAAGAATGGCTTCGTTTAAAAGGCATCAACAAAATAAAGATGTTAAATATGGCGAAGGATGTGGAGGCTTGATGTGGGATGCTTGGGGAGGTACTGAAGGAATTGAATGGGCAATAAGAAAACTTGAGCAAATAGATAATGCCAGCAACTGACAAAGAATTTTTTGATTATGAATTAAGCATCGGAGTTACTCCTGAGAATCCTGACTATTTTAATTTAATGAACGGAGTTGCTAACATCATAAAGAATTATTCAAGAAATATAATTGAGATAGGCGCTGGGGTGGGAACATTAGGCGAATGTTTGATTCAAAAAGGTTGCGATTATTATGGCATTGAGCCAAATAAGTTTCATAGGGATTTTTCTTATTCAAGAGGCATCGTTTTAAATGACTTATGTAATTATCCTAACCATTGCCAAATGATTGTTAGTATCGAAGTATTTGAGCATTTAACCGATGAGCAGATAAGAGATTATTTAAGCAATATTGAATGCCAATACTTTTACTTTTCATCGACTCCATATACAACAACGGAAGAATTTGATAAATGGTGGGGGCATATTAACATTAAATCTGAAGAAGAGTGGATTAAACTATTCTCAGAATTTAAATTTACATTAGATAAAAAATTAATTATACCGACCGAGTGGTCATTACTTTTTAAAAAATGAATATAACAACAACCAAATTGACCGACATAAAGTCGAATCCAAACAATCCAAGAATTATCAAGGATGACAAATTTAAAAAGTTAGTAGCATCAATTAAGGAATTTCCTCAGATGCTATCTTTAAGACCTATTGTCGTAAACGATGATATGATTGTACTTGGTGGGAATATGAGGCTAAAGGCTTGTAAAGAAGCTGGACTAAAAGAAATTCCAGTAATAAAAGCAAGTGATTTAAACGAAGAACAACAGAAGGCATTTATTATTAAAGACAATGTTGGATATGGAGAATGGGATTGGGATATGCTTGCAAATGAATGGGATGCTGAGGAGTTAGTTGAGTGGGGTTTAGATATACCTAATTTTGTAATTGAACCTAATGCAGATGAATTACTTGGAGAGGATAAGAATAATCCAGCTACAATGAAAATAACCTTTGAAAGTGTAGAGCAATTACAACAAGCAGAAAACGATATTAGAGAATTAATTGATAGAAAATATAAAGGCGCTTATTTTTCAGTTTCAGCAGGAGAAATATGAGATTAGAAAAAGCATCTAATAAAGCAATAAAATTTGCTTGCTTAAATTTCCATTATGCTAAAGCAGTTCCAACTTATTCAATTGGTTATGCAGTTTTTAATAATAATAACGAATGGTGTGGAGTAGTTTTATTTGGCGGAGGCGCTTCGGTTAATATGCCAACAAAATTTAATTTAAAAAATGGTCAATATTTAGAATTAAATAGAATGGCTTTAAATGGCAAGCAATCTTCTACAAGTAAAGTTTTATCAATTGCAATTAAATTAATAAAAAAAGAATGTCCAACCATAAAGATACTATTTAGTTACGCAGATAAAGGGCAAAATCATAATGGTATTATTTATCAAGCAACCAATTGGATTTATATAGAAAATATTGAAAGTAGCGGTACTGAATATTTTTTAGATGGAACTTGGAAACACGACAGAGGTAGATATAATTGGTCGGTAGATTTTAAAAAATTACCTAAAAGAAAGAAGGCTGGTAAACACAAATATGTTTATCCTTTAGATAAAAGTTTATTAGAGATTTGTAATAAACTTAAAAAACCTTATCCTAAAAATTTGAGCGATAAGGTAGAATCGAACTCCCCTTCTTGACTGGTTGCCAAGTGTGCTACCACTACACTATTATCGCATTGATTAACAAATATATAAAAATTATGTAAAACAAAATGGCAAACGAACAAAATTTAGTAAGTTTTAAGAAAGGTCAATCAGGGAATCCAAATGGTCGACCAAAGAAATACGTTACTTTGTTAAAAGAATCAGGTTATAATATGACCGAGATTGGAATAACAATTCGTAAAATGCTTGCTATGAATATTGACCAACTTAAAGAGATATTTGATAATCCTGAAAGTTCAATATTAGAAAAGACAATCGCTGGAGCAATGAATAAGTCTTTAAAAAACGGTTCATTGTATTCAATAGAAACTTTATTAAGTAGAGTATTTGGTAAGCCTAAAGAATCGGCTGACATAAAACAAGATACTGAAATAACTATAAAATTTGCCAATGGAGATTACCCTACCGACTCCACACGAGGCGCAGAAAAAAGTATTACAGAGCAAGGCGAGGTTTAGAGTGCTAATGTGCGGGCGAAGATTTGGCAAGTCATTGATTAGCCAGGTCATTACTTGCGTAGAGGCATTACAAGGGAAGTCAGTTGCCTACATAACTCCGACCTATAAATTAGCTAAAGTCTTTTTTGATGATATTGCTTTAATACTTCCTCCCGAAGTAGCAACTTCTAATATATCAGATTTAACTTTTAAATTGGCTACGGGTGGAACAATTCGATTTTTTACGGGAGAGCGATTAGACAATCTGCGTGGTTTAAGATTTCATTATGTTATTATCGATGAGGCTTCCTATATCCCTAATTTAGAGAACGGTTGGAATAATGCTATAAGACCTACCTTAACTGATTATCGAGGCAAGGCGCTATTCCTCTCGACTCCAAGAGGTAAGAATTATTTCTATTCATTGTATTTAAAAGGATTAGAAGCAAACGGAGAATGGGAATCGTTTAAATATTCGACTTATGATAACCCGTATATTCCTAAAGATGAGATTGATTCAATTAAGCAATCAGCTATTCCCGTAGTTTTTGAGCAGGAATATCTCGCCAATCCAGCAGAGAACGCTGCGAATCCATTTGGTAGCGATGCAATTAGGAAGTGTACATCGGACTTATCTACCAATATTGTTAAATGTTACGGAGTCGATTTGGCAAAGTACTCAGATTGGACTGTTATTATCGGTTTAGATAATAGTGGTAATGTGGCTTATTATGACCGATTTCAGAAGGATTGGGCATCAACTCAGAACATAATTCGTAATTTACCAAAAGCACCGATGTTAATTGATAGTACTGGAGTAGGTGACCCGATAGTCGAGCAATTACAACGGGAAGGGATGGATATAGAAGGGTTTAAATTTACAAGTCAAAGCAAGCAAGAATTAATGCTTGGTCTTCAAGTGGCAATACATCAGGAACGTGTACATTATCCCGAAGGAATGATTAAAAATGAGTTAGAAGTTTTCGAGTATCAATATACATCACACGGAGTAAAGTATTCAGCACCAACGGGATTTACGGATGACTGCGTATGCGCTTTAGCATTAGCTTGGCGCAAGTTTGATTTTAAGTCAGGCACGGGCAGATACAACTTTGTTTAATTAGCTATTTATAAATATGAACTGGAAAGATGTCACGGTATGGCAATGGCAACAAATTCAAGTTTTATCCGATAAAAAGGATTCAATCAAAGATTATGATTTAATTCTTGAAACGGTTGCAATTTTACAACATAAAACAAAGCAAGAGATTCTTGCATTAGATAAAAATAAAATAGAAAAAATAGTAAAAGATATTGAGTTTTTAAATAATTCAAATCCTGAAATTAAAGCGGTTAATTTTATAAGTGTAGGAAAGAAAAAGTACAAATGTAATTACGATGCTAAGTTTAGTCCAGCTGGTAGATACATTGAAACTAAATATTTCTTAAACGATATAAAAGCAAACTTACATAAGATTGGAGCATCAATGATTATACCGATGCGACCAACTTGGCGAGGATGGAAAGAAGATAAATATGAATCTAAATATCATATTGATTATGCGGAGGATTTATTATCAGCACCATTTGAACAAGTCTTTGGAAGTGTAATGAATTGGATTACTAATATTAAAAATCTTGATTCAGGATTTAAAGGATTATTTAATTCCGAAGGAAAAGGAGAAGTTGAAGATTCAAGGCAAGTAAAGAATAGTTTTATGAGTCAGTTTGGTTGGATATATCAGGCTTCATTAATTAGTGAACATGAAAAGATTAAACTTGAAGATGTATTTGAATTACCAGCGATTCAGTTTTTAAATGATTTAAGTTATATATCGGCTAAGATAAATTACGATAACGAACAAAGAAAAAAGATAAGTGGCAACAAATATAACTAAGGAACAATTAGCCAATTTAGATGTACTTGAATTAACGGGTAAAGACCGTAATTATTACGGTACTCCTAAAGCCTTAGATTCAGTTGGTCAGCTATTAGATAATTCTGTTAAAATATTTCTTAATAGAGCAATTGCTAAAATCAATCAAAAGAAAAGAATTGATAATGGCAATATGCAAGATATTGTATTAGTTAGAAGAGAATTTTCTAATGGTAGTTATAAATATGATATTGGATATGATGACTCAAATCCAGCAAGTAAGTATTGGGATTATCAAGATAAAGGAGTAAAAGGAGTTACAAGTGGTCAACCATCAAGTAGTCCTTATTTTTTTAAAAAATTAACGGTTGGAGGCGAGTTTTTAGAAAGATTAGTTGATTGGTATGGTAGGCATAAAAATTATATTAAAGGTGAAGACCAAAAAAAGAATTTAAGAAACATTCAAAAAAAGAGAGCAAAACTTGGAAGTATTGCAGATAATAAAATTCGAGGTATTGCTTATGTAACTGGATTAAAAATTAAAAGAGAAGGCTTACCAACAATAGGATTTTCAAAGGCTGGATATGATGCGGCTTTTAATGAGCAGTTTTTTAAGAATTTAGCTAAAGCATTAGGAAAAGATATTAAAATAAATATTGTAGAAACAATAAATATAAAACAAAATTAATAATGGCAATTACAAGTAAGACTGCACCACCATCATATTCTTCGGCACACGATGCTTTATGGCATATAATAAATTCAGATAAAAAAACAGAATCATCTTTTAAATATGTATTTGATGTACAAGTTGGTGGGCAATCCGTTGCCACACTTAAAAATTTTGCAGACTCAGGCGGATATGGTGTACTTGATGTCGCTCCCATTGTCAGAAATTATTTTGGAAGCGGTTTTAACCCATCAGGACATTCACTCTTACACTATGCTGGTTCATTCTTATTCATTGACTACACAGTTGCTTACGGAGAAGAATACGGAGGTACAACATATTTGAATTTAAGTTCTGATACTGCTAAGGGATGGAACTATTCTTTAAATCCTTTTAGGACTTCAATATCAACTTATGCAAATAAGTTTTTAACGACACGAGATAGAAATGCTGGAGAGGTAATGAATGGAGAAAAGTTTTACATCACTTATTTTAATGCTAACTTATCAGCAGTAACGGCAACAATTCAAAAGATTAATGAAGATGGCAGTAATAATGGAAGTGCTTCAACTGGTGGAACGTTATCGAGTCTTTCATCTTTGCTTTTAGATTTAAGTCCATATGCAATAAATACCTATTTAGGAACTACATTTATTACGGCTACAACTTATGGATATAAAGTTACGATTGGTTCTGATACGATGATTATGAAACAAGTTTGTGCGCCAAGATTTACTCCTATAAATTTAGTATTTCAAAATCAATTTGGAGGATATGATACTTTTGGTTTTAGATTACTTAATCGCCAACAAAAGAATTTTAAAAGAACAACTTATCAGACTGCTGAATATCAAAGGAACGAAATTTCAATGGCTTATAAATCAAGTTCGGGAGTTCACTATGGTGGAGTGCAAGCATTAGCCACTCAAATCGATTGGAGTTACCTTGTAACGAGTGATTATATATCAGCAATAGATTATGCTCTTGGCTCTGAATTGCTTGCTTCTAATGAGGTTTATTTGCATATCACAAATGGAGATTCAGAAGATTATTATCCAATTATAATGAAGGATACAAACTACCAAGAAAAAGTAAGTACTTCAGATAAATTATTTAATTATCAACTTCAATTTGATTTAGGTCAAAAACAATTTAGCCAATTTAGATAATGATAACTGAAATAATAATTGAACAACAAAGACTTGATTTATTTGAAGATTTAGGAGCAGAATTAAATTATGCAATAGATGACATTAAAGATTTTTCAGCGAGGAATACAAATTATTCGAAAACGATTAACGTACCTGGTAACGCAAACAATAATAAAGTGTTTGGTCATATCTATAATTTTACCAGTGGTAATATTAAACTTGTTGATGAAAATGGTCAAGATAATTTACCAAATGTGGGTTATAATTTTAACCCGACCAAGCAAGCGAATTGTCAGATATTTGTTAACAAGATTCAAGTTTTTAAGGGAGTTCTTCGCCTTTTGGAGATAACCATTCAGAACGGAGTTATAGAATATCAATGTGCAGTATTTGGGGAGTTAGGTGGATTTGCCTCCGCAATTGGTAATTCATTGCTTGAGGATATGGATAATTTTAATAAGTATGTTCAGCAATGGAATAAAAGTACAGTTGTTAATTCTTGGACTGCTTCAGGTGTCGCAAGTGGTTTAGGAATTGTTTACCCATTAATTGATTACGGTAATTGTAATGATGTTAAAGATTGGCATTTAGATGCGTTTAGACCAGCATTTTTTGTCCACGAAATAATGGATGGGATAATTACTAATGCAAATTACACGTATACTTCTGCTTTTTTTGATACGCCTTATTTTAAAAGTTTAATTATTCCAAATAACAAAGCAAACCTTGAGCAATTAACACAAGATTTATTAAGAGTAGCAAGCAATACGGCTTTAGATAGTGGTTCAAGTACGGGGACTGGTGGAGATTTAGTTTTTAATGTAATAACAAATTTAGTTTTATTTTCAAATACTACTAATCAATCTTTTACATTTATAGCACCAGGCACTAATAATACATTAGGTAAAATTAAATTATCAGGAAGTGTTTCATTGTCAAGACCTGGCACAATGACAATTAAACTTTATCAGTCTGCATCTATTGTTTATGAAGAGACTTTTACCACTTATGTAGATTATCAACAAATTCCTATTGATTGGCTTGTAACTACTTCATTAGATTTAGGGGATGTATTAAGTGTAAATGCTACTTTTAGTGCAAGCGAAACTTATGTAACACTTGACCCTGATTTAGTTTTAGAATTTGTTGCAGATTATCCTCAAAGTGCTAATGCTACATTGGATGTTATATTAAATATGAAGCATTTACTACCTAAAGGAATCCAACAAAAAGATTTTTTTGCTTCAATATGTAGAATGTTTAATTTATACGTTTATGAAGACCCACAAAAATCAACTCATCTTTTAATTGAGCCATACATAGAATTTTATCGTAAAGGCGCTGGCTTCTTAAAAATAAATGATGTAGGCGAATTATTATTGCACGGAGAAACTGGAGATACTACTGGGTTACTTTTGCTTTCAGACCCTATTGCCGATTCTATTGATTGGTCGAATAAGATAGACTATTCAAAAGAAATTTCAATTAAACCAATGTCGGAATTAAATGCCCGATATTACGATTTTCTTTATACTGAAGATGATGATTATTACAACGAGAGATACAATAAAAAATATAATGAAACCTATGCAGATAGGAAGGAAGATACAAGATTTCCATTTGCTGAAGATAGGTCTGAAACTAAAATAATTTTTAGTCCAAGTATATTAACTGCTTCAACTACTGATACCAAATTAAGGGCAAATTTATTTAAAGAAACTAATGGAACTGCTGAAAGGAAAGACAATAATATTCGTATTATGTTTTTTAAAAATGTAGCAAGTGATAGCAGTTACCATATAAAGCGAGTTTATCCAACTAATGGCAATTTACCTGGCGATGCTTTAAATGCTTATGGGTACGCTGGACATTTAGATGACCCGATTGAGCCAACGGTAGATTTAAATTTTGGAGCGCCTAATGAATTTTATTTTAAGTTATTAAATCCTTATCCATCAGCAAATTTATTTAATGCGTGGTGGGATGAATATTTGGCTGAAATAATAAGCAAAGATAGTAAGCTATTAAGTTGCTATTTATATTTAACCGTTCAGGATATTCATTCGCTTGACTTTGCTCAACTAATTTATATTGATGGCGCATTATGGAGATTAAATAAAGTAATTGATTTTAATCCGAGTATTCCTAAAACAACCAAATGTGAATTGTTAAGAGTAATTGAATTATTTTATCCAAGTTTATAATGGCTCAAAAAGAAAATGTAATAATTACCGTTGAAGCAAAGACTGGAGATTCTGCAAAGAATGTTGGAGAATTAAAAGACAAGATTGACGAAGTTGGTGATAGTGCTGAGAAAGCTGGTAAGCAAGCATCTGAAAGCAAAGGTGCATTTAGTTCTTTAGGTCAAGCTGTTAAGACTCTTGCAAGTGCTTCAATTATTTTAAAGGTATTTGAAAAGTTTGGAGAAATACTTTCAGGCAATTCAAAGATTACAAAAGTATTAGCAGTAGCAACTGAGTCGCTTTCAATTATAGTTAGCGACTTTGTTAATTTTATTGTTGATAATACTGATGCAGTAGTAAATTTCTTTAAAAATGCTTTTGAAAAACCTGGTGAGTTTGTTGAAAGTTTAGGGAAAAAAATAAAGGAAAATTTAATTGAAAGATTTAATTCTCTTTTAGAAGTTGGCGGATTTTTAGCATCGGCATTTAAAAACTTATTTGCGGGAGAATTTGATAAAGCCTTAGAAAACGTAAAAGATGCTGCAAAAGAATCGCTTGACGTTGTTACTGGTATTAATAATACGGGAGATAAATTAGCTGATGCTGCTAAAAAAGTTATTGATTATACTAAAAATGTGGTCAAGGCTGCTGAAGCAAATGTTGACTTACAAAATAATGCAGAATTAGCCGCTGCGAGATTAGGTGGATTAATTGAAAAATATGATAGACAAGCTGAGAAAGAAAGGCAAATAAGAGATGATACAACTAAGTCAATTCAAGATAGAATTGATGCTAATAATAGATTAGGAGTTGTTTTAGAAGAATCACAAAAAGCACAATTAGCGCAAGCTGGTTTATTAATTCAAGCGGCAGATGCTAATTTAAAAAAGGATTCAACTTCAATAGAATTTCAAAAGGCAAAGATTGAAGCACAAAATCAATATGCTGCCGTTTTAGCACAAGTAGAAGGATTTAGGTCAGAGCAATTAATTAATCAAACGGGATTATTATTAGAGCAACAAAATCTTGAAAAAACAAGAATACAAAATCAAAGCCTTTTGTTGATTGCTCAAAAGAAAGCAAATGCTGATTTAATAGTTGATGAATTAGAAAAGGCTCAAGCAAAAAGAAAAATATTAGATGAGGAGGCAAATATTGAATTAAAACGATTACAAGATAATATTAACATTGCAAAAGAAGGAACGCAAGCAAGAGTTGATGCTGAAATTGAATTTGCTAATAAGAAACAAGAAATTGAAATAAATAAGTTAGTTGCTGATAATGAAATAAGGTCAATTTATTATAATAGGCAATTAGAAGATTTGCAATTTATTCAAGATAATGAACTTGCTAAATTTGATGCAAAACGTGAAGCAGTTCAAGCAGAAAAAGAATTATTAGATAAGCAATATAAAGATAAATTAATAACGGAAAGAGATTACAATAAAAGAGTAAAAGAATTAAGTCTTCAAAGAAAGGAAATTGATAGAGCGGAACGTGTACAAAAAGAAGAAAACGCTAATGCTATCGGTGGAATATTAGGTGCATTATCAGGATTAGCAGAACAAGGAACTGCTTTACAAAAAGGATTAGCATTAGGTCAAGTAGCTATTGACACGGCTACTTCAATTTCTTCTTTAATGGCAGTTTCAGAAGCAAACCCATTGAATACATTAACTTTTGGAGGCGCTGGTATTGCTCAATATGCTACTGGTATTATAAGGATACTTGCAAATGTGGCTCAAGCAAAAAGTATTTTAAGTAGCGTTCCAGGTGGAGGCTCTGCGCCAAGTACAAGTATTTCAGTGCCTACGGCTGAAGCGCCAGTAACTCCAACTTTTACCCCTAATGCGCCAACTGCTTTAGACCAAACTTCTTTAAATGCAATTGGAAACGTTGCAGCAAGAGCATACGTTGTCGAGTCAGATATTACGGGTAGTCAAAAAAGAATTAGAAGAATTGAAAACTCTGCAAGAATTTAAAAACAAATAATATGAAATTACCAATTTACCAACTTGAAATTAGTGAAGATTTAAACGATGATGTCGAGGTTGACTTTGTTGCTTTGGTAGACAGACCAGCAATAGAAAGAGATTTCTTAAAGTTTAAAGAAGACAAGGCAAAATTTGTTATTCAGTCAGAGGATAGAAGAATCGTATCAGGCGCTTTAATGTTAGCCGATACTCCTATTTATCGTAATGACCAAAATGGCGAATACTACGTTACTTTTACTGCTCCAACGATTGAGAAGATAGCACAAAAGTTTTTTAAGAAAGGTTATCAATCAAACGTAAACTTGATGCACGATGAGGCTTTAGCAGTTGAAGGAGTAACGATGTACGAATCTTGGCTTGTAGATTCTTCAAGGGGAATTATTGCAATGAAAGGATTTGAAGATGCTCCTGAAGGCTCTTGGTTTGGTAGTTTTAAAGTTGAAAATGAATCGGTTTGGAATAAGATTAAATCAGGAGAATTTAAAGGATTTAGTGTTGAAGGGGTATTTAACTACAAGAAAGAAAAACAACCGATGAGCGTAGAAGAATCGCTATGGTCTGAGATTTGTTCGATTTTAGAACAAGTCTAAATGATAAAGTATTAATTAATCAGTATTTATAATCAAACAATAGTAAAAACAATTTATGAACGTTTCAGAAGCAATTGAAAAAATTAAAGTTATGTTAGCGGATAATGCCGTTCAACAAACTGAAGAAATTGCATCCGAGCCAGCGACTCAATTGGTATTCGAAACTTACGACCTTAAAGATGGTAGCAAAATCGATTTATCAAGTTTAGAGATTGGCGCAGATGCTATGCTTGTTGATGAATCAGGTAACTCAGTATCTGCTCCCGATGGCGAGTATGAATTAGCTGATGGTACTATGATTACCGTTGCTGGTGGTAAAGTTGAAGGAATCGAAACTCCTCAAGCCGAAGCACCAACTTCAGAAGAAGCTCCTATGGAAGCCGATTCTCAATTTGATGAAATAAACTCAACTATTTCTTACTTGCAAGCCGAGAATGAGGCTTTAAAAAACAAGTTAGGAGAATTAGAGAGCAAGTTTAATCAAGGATTTAGCGAAATGTTAAGTGTATTGGAAGGATTTTCAAAGACTCCAGTAGCTGACCCAATTCAAAATCCAAAAAACAATTTTAGAATCGTTGAGCCAAAGGCTGACAAGATAGAGCGATTCTTGGAAAGAGTAAAAACTTTAAATTAAATTTTTAAAAAAGAAAAATTATGGCATTTGTTGTAAGTTCATTAACGGATTACGCCAAAGAAAACGAAGCATTATTAGTAACATCTTCAGTTCTTGGCTCAAAAACTGCTTCTTTGATTAAGTCTCAAGGAAACGTTTTAGTTGGAGTAAAATCTTCTGAGAAAATTGGTATTATGGATACTGATGCTTTCTTTCAAGATGATAGCGACTGCGGTTTTAACGCATCAGGTACAACTACTTTCACTCAAAGAAGTGTAACGGTTGGTAAAATTAAAGTACAAGAGGCATTATGTCCAAAAGGATTAGAGTCTAAGTATTTACAAAAAGCATTATCAGCTGGTAGCACTTACGATTCAATCGCTTTCGCTGCTGATTATACTAATAAGAAGTCTCAAAGAATTGCTGCTCAATTGGAGACTGCTATTTGGACTGGAGATACTGCTTCTGCAAATGGTAACTTGAATAAGTTTGATGGTTTTGTTAAGTTAGTTGCTGCTGCTTCTGCTTCAGTTGTTCACGCTAACACTACTACTTATTACGGAACTCCTTTGGCTGCTTCTGCTGGTATCACTACTTCTAACGTGATTGCAGTATTGGATTCAGTTTATAAGGCTATCCCAGCGCAAATCGTTGATAAGGATGATGTTGCTATCTTTGTTGGAAACGATGTTTTCCGTACTTATACAATTGCATTGAAAAATGCTAACTTGTTTGCTTATACTTTTGATGGTGCTGCAACTGGAGAATTAACTTTGCCAGGAACTACTATCAAGGTTATTGCAGTTCAAGGATTGAACGGATTGAGCAAAATATATGCTGGTCGTGTTTCTAACTTATTCATCGGTACTGACTTATTGAATGAAGAAGAGCAATTTGAATTATTGCACGACCCTTATGCAATGAACGTTAAGTTTATGGCAGCATTTAAGTTCGGTGTGCAGTTTGCATTCCCTGATGAGATGGTTGATTTCATCCCAGCTTAATAATCTTACAAATAAGTTCGGGGAGTATCGCTTGGATGCGACTCCCCTAATTTTAACATTTTAAAGAAAAACAATTATGGCTTGCGCATTAACTCAAGGATATTCTTTGGATTGCCGTGATTCTTTAGGTGGAATAACAGAAGTTTACTTTATTGAAAAGGGAAATATTAGTGCAATTACCGTTGCTTCGGGTTCGGTTTCTGCATTAACTAAAGTAGCTGGCAAGAGATTTTGGAAATATGAGTTAGTACCTGGTACTGCTTCTTTGACTGAAAATATCAATGCCAATGTTCAAAATGGAACGGTGTTTTACGCTCAAGAATTATCAATCGTTTTAAATAAATTACAAGTGTCAACAAGAAACGAAATTCTTTTGTTGGCTCAAAATACGTTGTTATGTGTTGTAAAAGACAATAATGACAATACTTGGTTGTTAGGTCGTGTAAACGGAATTAACATCACTGGTGGTAACGGTGCTACTGGTACTGCTCAAGGAGACCGTTCAGGTTATACTTTGACTTTCTCAGCAACTGAGAAGGAATTAGCACCTACGGTAGCTTCAGGAGTATTTACTGCATTGACTACTCCAGGCGCTTAAGATAGTCGTTTGGTTGACGGGTAAGGGGGGAGCAGATGCTTCCCCTTTTTTTATATAAGAAATTTTGAGAATGCTATTTATGATTGATGATACATTTAATCAAAGGTCAAGTCAATAAAATAATTTTAACGTTAAGCGAGAAGGCAACTTTGACTTCGCCTAATTGGTTATTTTATTTTAAGTCAAGAAATACAAATGAAACGGTTGCTTTTGTAATTTTAAATAGCGCCGATTTATCGACATATCAAGAAAGATTTAATGCTTTTAATATTACGGTAAATTCCTATTTTACGGGGAAGTTACCAGGTGAATGGTCATATCAGATTTATGAGCAAACATCTACTTCTAATTTAATCCCATCGCAAGCGACTTCAATGGTTGAAAGTGGACAAGCGACATTAAATGACACAAGTCAATTTAGTTTTACAACTTATAGCAACCAAACAAACACTTACAAAGTAAGAGATATATGAGCAATCAATTAATGGTTTTGACCTTTGCGGAGGCAAGGCAACCCGAATACAGAGAGAAGAAAGGCGAAGGAGAAGGTTACATTGAGTTCGGAAAAAAGAATGATTATCCTAACTACTTGGTCGATTTATTTAATAAATCTGCTAAACATAATGCGATAATTAAAGGCAAGGTCAACTACATAACTGGGAATGGCTTCAAAATCAAAGAGGGCATTGACCCTATTGGTGAACAATTCATCGCACAAGCCAACCGAGTGGAGTCGTTGACCGAAGTATTAAGAAAGGCATCCATTGACATTGAGTTATTCGGAGGTGCTTACTTGCAAATTATTTGGAGTGTAACGGGAGAAAATCTTGCTGAGGTTTATCACGTTGATTATACAAAGATTCGAACAAATGCTGACAATACTCAGTTTTGGTATTCAGAGAATTGGGAAGATAGAAAATATAAAAGAGAAGTATTTAACGGATTCAATTCTCAATTAAGACAAGGCACTCAAATAATGTATTTAAAGGAATATCGACCTAACTTGAATGCTTATGCATTGCCAGGTTATTTTGGTGCTTTAAATTACGTTGAATCAGATATAGAAATATCTAAGCACGTTTTAGGTAATGCCCAAACGGGTTTTAGTGCAAGCAAATTAATTACCTTACCTAATGGAGAGCCATCGGATGACGAGAAGCGTCAAATTGAACGCAAGTTTACCGATAGGTTTACGGGTAGTGATGGCAAGAAGTTTATACTTTCATTTGTTAATGATGCTTCAAGAAAACCAGTCATTGAGGATTTAGGTGCAAGTGATATTACAAAAGAAGATTTCGGTAATGTAGATAAAATGATTCAGCAAAACATCTTTGCTGGTCATCAAATTACTGCTCCTGATTTATTTGGTATTTCTACTCCAGGTCAATTAGGAACTCGTCAACAAATGCGAGATTCATACGAGATTTTTAAAAATACTTACGTTAATGATAAGCAAATATTTCTTGAGCAAGTATTCAGTTTACTTGCCAAATTACACGGTGCTAATAGTGAACTCCAAATCGTACCAGTCGAGCCGATTGGCATAGAATTTAGTGAATCTATTATTTTACAAGTTGCACCTAAGCAATGGATACTTGAAAAGTTAGGTATTGATATGAGTCAATATCAGGAAGCTAAAATAATTCCTGAGGTATCACCCGTAGAAGTCCAACAATCAAAAGTACAATTTAGCGAAGATGATGTAATTAATTTATTTTCTGAATATGGAGTTCCAAAAAGTGATTATGTAGTTTTTAAATCAAAAGAGGTTTTTAGTTCAGTAGTTAATGAAGAAGAAGAAAAATTTCATTTAGAATTTGCTGAACAAGCATTATCAGGATTAGAGGCTAACATATTAGATTTAATTCAAAAAGATAAAAGAATAACTCCTGAAGTTATTGCTGGAAGTCTTGGAGTAGATTTATTAATTATTACCCGTGTTTTAGATGGGTTAGATAAACGAGGAATAATCGGAAGTTCAGTTTCAAGAGGAATAACTGAAAGAAAACTATCAAAACCATTATCGGAATTAAATGCACCAAAGCCGACGACTACAAGTTTTATGGTAAGGTATTCTTACGAATGGAGAAGTGATATACCAAGTAGTGAAAGAGATACATTAGACCATCCAAGTCGTTATTTTTGCAAACGAATGTTACAATTAGATAGGTTATATTCAAGGGCAGAGATTGAAACTATTTCAGCACGATTAGGATATTCGGTATTTGATAGGCGAGGTGGTTGGTGGACTAAGCCAAATGGTCAGCATTCTCCAAGTTGTAGGCACATATTCTATGCCCAAACTATTATAAAGAAAGGATAATATGAAGAATACATTATTTATAGGAGCAACGGCAATTAAAGAAAGGACTTCGGTTCATTCTAATATTGATGACAAATCTATACTACCTGAGATAAAAACTTGTCAGGATATGTATATTTTGCCAGCATTAGGTACGGCACTTTATACGAGATTACAAAACGGAATCGTTGCTGCTAATTTAACGGCTAATGAAACGAATTTATTAGATGACTATGTAACTGATACTTTGGTTTATTACGTTTTATCTGAGTTGCCAGTAGGTTTATCTTTTCAGTTTTATAACAAAGGATTAGTTCGTAAGACTTCGGATAATAGCGACCAACCTAATATGCAAGATTTGATTGATGTGGCTAATCGTTATCGTTCAAGAGCAGAGTTTTATAAACAAAGAATGATTAAGTACTTGCAAGAGGTAAGCACAAGCAATTTATTCCCTGAGTATATTAATCCTGGTAGTGGAATCGATACGATGTATCCCGAAAAAGATGGTTATCAGTCGAGTATTTTCTTAGGAGATGAGAATAGCTTATTTGGAATGACTTATCCTCAGCACGTTTTAAAAAGTAAAGGACATTGTAATTAAAAATATGCCAAAAGCATTCTCAACCAAAAACATAAACAAACTAATTGTTTATTTAAATAAAAATGGCAATAAAACAACTGACATTAAATCAAACAATCAAGCTGATAAGGGATATTGCCCAAAGCCACGACCAAATTAATACGGTCTATTTTGGCGATGTGTGGGAATTTCTTTCTCAGCCTGATAATGTTTACCCATCGATGTTCTATTCGTTGACTGGAAGCCAAATAAATGGCAAAGAATTAAGTATGTCATTTAGTTTATTCTTTCTTGATAGGCAACTTCAAGACGAGACTAACGAAACGGAGGTTTTATCTGACCAATTACTAATCTGCCAAGATATTATTTCAATGTTAAAGCATCCAAATTTTAATTGGGAGATTGGCGAAGGAATTACATTAGAATTTTTTACTGAAAACGAGAAAGATTATTTAGCTGGAGTAAAAGCCGATATTACGGTAATTTATCCAATGCTTTCTAATCGTTGTCAAATACCAACCGACTTTACATATCCAAATTAAGAAATGGCAAATAAGAAAATAAACCAATTAGTCTCAAAGACTGCAATTTTATCAACCGATTTATTTGGTATCGGAGATGCTACTACGGGGCAACTTTATAAAAAGACTATTGCTGAATTACAAGCTGCGATTGGTGGAGCAGTAATTTCAGTAAACGGCTTAATTGGGACGGTTGTTTTGGATACGGATGATATCCAAGAATTAGTCACTCCGACTAATAAATGGTTTACGGATGCAAGAGCAAGGGCAGCGATTAGTTTAACGGTAACGGGTAACTCAGGTGCTTCGACTTATTCAAGTGGAACGGGTGTCTTAAATGTGCCTACTTACACATTGGCTGGTCTTGGTGGAATTAGTGCTTCTTTCTTATCGGGTACTTCGGGTATTTCTTATAATTCAACTACGGGCGTTATTTCGTATTCGGGTACGGTTTATACTGATGCTTCGATTCGTGCTTTGCTAAGTGGCTCAACGGGTATCAGTTATAACTCGACTACGGGTACAATTTCTTATTCGGGAACAGTGTACACGGATGCTTCGGTTAGGGCATTAATTTCTTTGACAACTACTGGAACGAGTGGCGCATCTACCTATAACAATACAACGGGAGTAATAAATGTCCCTAATTACACTCTTGCTGGATTAGGTGGTATTTCTTTGACTTCGTTAAGTGGAGGAACTGGCATTACTTATAATAATACTACGGGTTCAATTAGTTATTCAGGTACGGTTTATACGGATGCAAGTGTGCGAGCATTAATTTCTGCAACGGGAAACATATCTTACAACTCGACTACGGGAGTTATTAGTACTTCATTAACTCAGTACACGGATGCTTTAGCAAGGGCATCGGTAAGTCTTACGACTACTGGAACTTCGGGAGCATCTACTTATAATTCTACAACGGGAGTTTTTAATATTCCTCAATATCAATCAGTTTTAACTAATCCAGTTACGGGTACTGGAACAACAAATTACCATACTAAATGGACTTCTAGTTCTGCAATTGGAGATAGTTTAATTTATGATAATGGAAGTAAAATTTCAATTGGAACAACAAGTCCTGAGGGATTAGTTACAATTAAAGGTACTTCTGCCCAACCTCCAACGAGTGGAACTACTGCAAATTCATTATTGCAATTAGTTGGTAGTTTAGGAAATGAATTAAATATTGGTTCAAATACGGTAACTGGAGGATATGGTTCATATATTCAAGCATCTGATAATAATCTTGCAGTACCATATCCATTATTATTACAACCTAATGGTGGCTCAGTTGGAATTGGAACAAATTCGCCAAGTTATTTACTAGATGTTAATGGTAATGGTGGCAATGCTTATATCAGGGCATATACAAGTGGGTCAGTTAATTTCTCTACATTATTATTACAAAATGGAGATGGGTCTTGGCACGTAACAAATGACGATACTGGCAAATTTAATATTGGAACTGGTAACGACCCAAGTGATTTGCAAAAATTTACGATTACTCCATCTGGCAACGTGGGCGTGGGAACGACTACGCCTTCAACAAAATTACACGTTGCTGGTGCAAATCCTGAAGTAAGAATTGACGCTACTACTGGAGCAGAATCAAGATTATCATATTATGATAATGGAGTTGAAAAATATGATATATTTCTTTCAGGTGGCAAATTACAATTTTATGGTGCAGTATATGGTAATTATTTTCAAACCGTTTTTACAAGTGGTAATATTGCTTTAAGTTCTACGACAGATAACGGCTATCGACTTTATGTGTCAGGTACAATTTATGCAACGGGCAATATAACTGCAAACTCCGATTTAACATTAAAGAAAAACTTAAAATTAATTGACAATCCAATTGATAAATTGATGCAATTGAATGGATATGCATACCAATGGAAGTCTGACGATAGTCATCAATATGGAGTTATTGCTCAAGAAGTTGAAAAAATACTTCCGTATGCAGTTAGTACTGGTAACGATGGAATTAAAGGAGTTTCTTATAATCAAATTATTCCCGTATTAATTGAGGCAGTAAAAGAACAAAAAAAAGAATTAGAAGAATTAAGGAATATTTTAGCTTCTAAATAAATGCCATTACAAGGAAGTGGAGAGATGACCTTTACTCAGGTCTATAATGAGATTACTGGCGAATCGTTGGCTAATCCTACTATCTCTATTTCCGTTGCTGAACTTGGTCAATTACAAAATTCTTCGGGAGATATAATTCCTTTAAATCAGTATTATACTCCTCGACCTGATGGTAGTCTTCCAACGGTATTTCCGACTGAATGGTATCTTTATTGTCAACGATGTAACCAACCGACTCCGTACATTACCATAAGTAAAAGTGCGCCAACTTCGGTAAATCTTGATACACAATTTGTTTATGATATTGCATTAACTAATAACGGTACTTCTCCGACTGCTGGAACGATTACCGTAGTTGATACATTACAAGCAAATCTTCAATTTTTAGGAAGTGGTGGAAGTGCATTTAATGTATCAGTAAACGGTCAAGTAGTAACGGCAACATATACGGGAGTAATTCCAGTTAATGGTCAAATATCTTTATATATTTATGTTAAGACTACGACTCAAGGAACGTATTATAATTATGCTTCGGTAAGTGGTGGAGGAGAAACTATTACAAAGACTTCCAATACTACGACTACTGGTATTGCTCAAGTAACGTTTACAAGTTCAGTTACTAAACGATTAGTTCGTACCATCCAAAAGAATGATTGTGGCGCTTACGGAGTAGGAACTTTTCAAGAAGTTTATTCGCCTTTCTTCACGGCTACTTACACAAGTACTATAAGTCAAGCAGATGCTGATGCTAATGCAAATACCAATGCAACGGCTTTATGTAACCAATGGCTGGATGCTAATGGGCAATCAGTAGCAAATCAATATGGCTCTTGTCAGTATGGGTATCCTCAAATGACATTATCAAAGTCAATGCCAGGTGCATTTAATATAAATCAGTCAGGAACGGTAAGGATAGTGATGCGAATATTTGCAAATGCTACAAGTGGTCAAATAGTGATGTCAGATGTTTTGCCAACTGGATTTGAATTTGTGAGTATGGTTGATGTGCCAAGTCCATTTAATTCTTCAGTTAGTGGTAGAACGGTGACCTTTACAACTTCGACTTCATTGCCGATTGATTATTACGCTGAATTTGCATTTACAATAAGAGCCATAGCATTCGGGAATTATGAAAACTTTGCTTCGGCTTATGGTGGTAATATAATAAATAATTATGCTCAAAGTAATACATATCAAACCTATGTATTTGGAGCGCCAAGTTTTTCATTTACTTCGAATGTTAATAATAATAGTTATGTACATCCAGCACCAATAAATGCAACTCCAACAGATGAGGCATATTATAACTATATTGTAACAATAGGAAATCAACCAAGTACTAATTCGACTTTATTAGCGTTAAGAATTACATTACCTGGACATCTGAGAATTGTTGATCACGTTTCAGTTTTTATAAATGAAACATATTTTTATTATTCTCAAGGTATTGCACCTAATGAATTACTTATATTTCAACAAAATAATGTTACCGTACCCGTTGGGCAATATTTATTTGCAGTAAGGATAAATTTAATTGCTGATTTTTATCGAATGTTTCCATATTCACAACCTGAAAGCGCAAGACCTGGAGATAATTTAACCGTAAATTCTTCAGGGGCATTAGTTCCAAGAAGACAAATAACTAATTTTAAAGGTTTTGTTAGTGGAACTCAAGTTGATAGTAGGGATTCTTCAATAGATTGGGCAAATAATTATTCATTCTTACCTATATTTTCGTTATTTGATGGTAGAACTCCATCTAATACAAATGGATTAACCTGGTCTTATTCTATAAATGATATTAATAACTTCTCTGAGCAATATCCTATAAATTATAGTAATGGAAACTTCTTTGCTAATAATGTTGCTTATGTAATAAATCCGACAAGAGATAATATTACTGGTATTTTAAATACTGATTATCCATATCAAGATTCGACTAATTTTGGTATAAGAATTTATTATAAAATATTCCATCAGGGAAATCAAATAGTTTCAGTTTATCAAAATTATAATCCTTATGATGGAATAACTATTAACCGTGCATATAACGAGCCTAAATATAGAAATACAACATTCCAAATATATGTTAATGCTGATGGCTCATACATATATTGGTAAAATTTTGGATAATAGCTATTTATGAATGTAAACTAAACAAACAACCAAATGAAATTAGATTTTAACTTTGACTTTATCGGTCTTGATGACCAAGTTTTTGAGGGTGGTAATGCTGGTAAGATGTTAGCTGGCGCATTAGCCTCCGCATCCAAAGGAGATGCACTTAAATTTTGGGATTGGGCAAAGAAATTATTTAAAGGAGAGGTCTTAGATTTAGACAAGTCAGACCAAGAAACTTTAAAAGGATTTGTAAAAGATTCAGAGTCATTTACCGTTTTAGCCAAAGCACAATTATTGGAGATTTTTATTAAAGACTAATATGATAGTATTCATCGAGCCAGTTAAGGGAGTAAGAGAAATTGCAGACCGAGTTGAAATTCGTGTTGTTAATTATGCACTTCAAAATCCTGAGCAAACTTTGTATTTCAAATTGATGAGCCAATTTAATCCTATGATTGAAGAAGGCAATTTGATTATCCCTGAGCCTATCGTTGCGCAATGGGGAATCGATGACTCTTTCATTGTTAAATGGGCGCTTGAAACATTGGGTTTAA